GGAAGATTTCGACGGTCAAGCCAGGCGCCCCCGGCCAGGTTCTTCAGTGGAGTGGCGACGACTGGCACTGGGTTACCCCGGACAAGCCCAGTGCCGCTTCCGAGCCGCACACGCCCGGCACCAGCGAAGCGCCCCCCAAGAACTAGGCCCGTCACGGCGGACTCACGTGGAAAAAACCGGCGCTCGCCGGCGGCTGCGTTGAGCACCACGCGCTATACCCAGCGGGAACCGTGTAAGCGAACGGGCCGGCCAGATTGAACGTCCCCCCCGGTCCGCTCTGCCGGCTTCCAAAGCCCGGGTAGATCGTGAAGTAGCCCCCGTTATTGAACAGGAAACCAGGGTTCTGACCGCCGGTGTTCGTGGCCGGGTTCTGACTACCTATTGCCGCACCGTTCCAGTTGCCGCCGTTGACCCGCCACCACACCTTCTCGTGGAAGAAATCCGTGGCCACGCTGACGACGTTGGTGGCCGCAGCAGTCGAATAGGTGGCGGCGACGCCTCCCAGGTAGAACACGTCACCTGTGGAGGCTTCCTGACTGATACTGTTGCTGGATTGACCAGCGTAGTTGGTGAATACCTCTCCGTTGTTCAGCAGTCCGACTTCGGCGCCCAAAGCCGAGGTGCCGGCCGTGTTGACCTCCATCTCGAAGTACTTGAGGTAGCTGGAGTTTGTGACGCCGGTACCAGCCAGGTAGCCTACGGTGCCACGCCCGGACACCGCCCCTGAGTTGGTCGAGGACCAGGTGAGGTTTCCGCCCGAGAGGGCGATGTTCGAACCAATATTTGACGGATCGATCGTACAGGTGACCGCGAACGCCTGGAAGGCGAACAGCCAGACCCCAAGGAAGGCGAGAAAGCGCCTCATTGATAGGCACTGACCAAGTAATGGGCGGCCGAGGCGGTCGCGCTATAATCCAGGACGATCGCAAACACATTGCCGTTCGTCGTGGTCAGCGCGTCGCCGGTATTCGATCCCTCGGAAAAACCAGAGAACGTGATGGTCCCGGCCGAGCCGTTGTTGACCACGATCAGGCGGCAGTTCTGGCTGGCTGAGGTGTTCAGCGCCAGCGTGAAGTTGCCTCCGTTGGTCAGGGACTGAAGCGGGCCGTTTCCGCAATCGATTGTCTTGGTCCCGGTGGTCGCGGTGCCGTTGGAGAACTCCGTTGGATGAAAACCGCCCGTCAGAGCCTGCGCAGTTCCGGAGAGCGTGACGTAGTTGGCATTGGTCGCCGCAACCCAACTCCCCGCTCCGTTGAGAAAGTGCGTCGCGGTGCCGTCCGGAGTGACGCAGCCTTCCGTGGAGGATGTCGCCGAGACGCAACTGATCGTTCCGGTGGCCGTGATGGTACCCCCGGTTATCCCACTCGCAGTCGCGATCGAGGTGACGGTGCCCGAAGCCACAGCGCCCCAGGACGGATCAGCCGACGGGCCGTTGCTCTGAAGCACCTGCCCAGAGGTTCCAAGTGACGCAATCGGGTAAGGCGTTGCCCCGGCGCCCCCACCCAATACCAAACCATGTGCTGTAAGGGCCGCAGACGAGGCCAGAGTGCCCGAGGCCGTGTAACCCAGCACACCACCGCTCGTACCTGAGGCCAACCCTGTGCCCCCGCTGGCGACCGCGACAGGCGTAATCAGCGAGAAGGTGTTACCGGAAAGGCTGAGGGTGGTTCCGTCCGCCGAGTAAGTTGTGCCGGCCGCTGCCGCCCACGACGGATTGGCCGCAAAGCCGTTGCTCTGGAGAAAATACCCGGATGTCCCGGTGGCGAGGCACTGCCAGGCGGCAACGTCGCGATAGATCAGATTGCCCTGGGCAACCCCAGGACAGATCGAGTCGATCAAGGCGGTAAGTGCCGTCACCTGGGCCGCGGTGGTTGACCCGGTGGCGTTGCCAAGGAGGCTACCGGTTGGCGTGGCAGGAAGTGTCACCGGCGAGAGCGACGATAGCCCGCAGTCGAAGATCAGTCCGTTTCCGTACCAGCAGGCGAAGTCATACTGGGTGACAGCGCCCGGCGCCTGGGCGACAGCACCCTGGGCGAAGGCCAGCCGCGGCACCGAAAGCACCGCCAGCAGGATCAGGAACTTGAGAAATCTCGGCACCTTCGCGCTCCGGCTACAGGCGAGCCGTCCGAGGCGTCAGCCGCCGGCGGCGCCTTTTGGTTGATCAACAGAGGGCTGCGGCTCCGTACTCGCAGCCACCCTGGCAGCTTCTTCCGCCGCTTCACGCGCTCTGGTCGCCTCGGCCCGCCTGATGGCCTCCTCGGTCAGTTGCGCCCGCAGTTCGGCAGGGTCAGGCGAATAGGCGAGGTCGGCACGAAACGCCCCGGCAAACGGTTGGGCATCGACGATGTGGTCGTTGTCCCCGTCCAGCCGGACCATGTGCTGGCCCAGCCGGGTGTTATCGTCGACCGTGATCACATCCCCTGGTTCGACGATCGACCCGTTGTGAAAGCCCCGCGAGAGGAACCGGACCAGCATCAGTCTTCGTCCTCACCGGGAATTTCGGTGCTCTCGTTTTCCAGGATCGACATTCCGACGACCGCAAGCTCGATCCGACAACGTGCCCCGCCGCCCGTATCGTTCTTGGAGATGCTGGTGACCTTCGCCATGAAGGTCCCGTGCAGGAGATCCCCGACCTCTGCGTCGTCGTCGAGTTCGAGCTTTTCCAACTCCCGCTCGGTCAGGCACAGACAGAGGCCGTACGGTACGTCCGGCATGCCCAACCCTGGCGAGCCCATAGACTCGGCACGGTCCTCCGCCTTCTCCTCGTCGGTCCGCTGTAGGTCGACCAGATGGGTAAACGAGGCCACGCGGCGTCTCCTCAGGCTTCCGCTATCAAGGCTGCGTCAACCACCCGCATTCGGCGCATGACACGTTCGAGCAGCTGCTCTATCTGTGCGTTGAGGCCATTGGGCACCGGTACCGGACCAGCATTCTGAGCCTCGGGCGATCCGCCGCAGATGCGATCGACCTGGCTTTCCACCGAGGAAATCACCGAATGGAGTTCTTCGGCCAGAGAGCAGATGCGGCTAAGCCTAGGCGCCGGAGGGGCCGGCTCACTGAAACCGACGCTTCCGATATGGTTGGCAGGCATTCAGATTCTCCTGGTTACTTCTCGGTCCCGGAATCGCCGACCGACTTCTCCTTGATGTCCGCAGATGGAGCCATGCCAGCGTGGCGCTCGCCCTGCTCTTTCATCTCGCGCTCGTGCCGCGAGTGCATCTCGCGAAGTTCACCATGATGGCGCTTGACCATCTCAGCGTGGTCCTCGTGATGATGGCCTGTCGCGCGAAGGGTATGTTCCTTCTCGTGCCGCCCGTGGAGGTGAGCGTGCTCGGTCATATGACGGCCGTGCATGGACTCACGTTCGTTGGATTGGGCGTGATGCGTTTCGATCCCATCGGTGCCAGCCATCACATCTCCTTTGGCGTCGCCCTCGCCGCTCTTCATGTCGCCGTGGGTCTCGGCCCTTCCGGCAGTCTTCTCAGCCTTCCCCATGGCCTCCTTGGGAGCGCCACCGGGACTGCGGGCGGAATCGCCTTCGCCCTTGTCTTCCTCGATCCGAGGTGGCTTGCCGTACAGGCTTGCCGCCCCTTTCTTCGGTGCTTCAGCCATCAGCCAGACCTCACTCGTTTCTTGCCGTAGAGCCGCGAAGCCACCTCGGCCTCGGGCTTGTGGTCGGAACCGTGGTGCATGCCCATCAGCGTGAGCGCCAGACGCGACCGACTGCCCGTCTTGCCGCTGTCGTGCTCGTGCGCCTCGGCGAACTCACGGGTGGACTCGCCGGCAGCTTTCGCCGCAGCTTTCAATGCCCCCGGGTGTTTGATCGCAGCCTTGATCCAGTGCTTAGCCATGGCGCACCTTCTTTGCCCCGTAGAGCTTCGATGAATGGGTCGCGTGCGCAATGGCCGCACCGCTCGGAAGGTGGCCTTCGTTGATCTTATCCATCACGCCCGTCCCCAACTTCTGGACCGCTGACTTTCTGATTACGTACTCGCCCTTCTGGGCCGGGATCATACCGTCGTCCTTGCCAACCGGTTTGCCAGTGACCCGTTTGATCTGGCCGCCAGACGCCTTACCGTCATCCTTTGGTTTGCGTGTGCCACCAGGGGGAATCTTCGAGAGGACTTCCTTGAGGCGAGCGTCAAACTGGTCCGGCGTCAGAGCCTTGGCGCCAAAATTATCGTTGGCTGGATCAACCTCGCCGCCCTCGGCGTAACCCCTCACGGCCTTCTTGCCATACATCCGTGCTGACCGGGATTTCGCGTGTTTGTTTGCGACAGAGATCGCCAGCCCTTCGTCGCCGGTCTTCCTGAGAATGGCATTCGCCTGATCCGCAGCCTTCCCCGCATCAGCGGTCGAGAGACCGTGATTGTGCCGGGATTTGAAGGAGGCGGCGTTCCAGGGCATCAGCAGTCCAGTCCAAGCAGCCCGACGGGGGCGCGGATGCGGCGCTCCGACAGCATCTTACGCAGCGCGGTCTGGTGCTCCTCCTCCGGGTCAAGCCCGGCCGCCAGGGCGTGGAGCTTATTGGTTACGATCCAGTGCGGCTCGCCCTCGATCTCGAGGTAGGTCGTAATCGCCGGGAATGGGTTCCTGTTGTCGTCCCATCCCGGCACGATGTCGCCGTAGTGCTTTCCGCGCACATCGAGGCTCCGGTCGTCGTAGCTCCGCGCCTCGATGACCGAAAGCTGCGTGGTCTTGATCTCCGGGGCCGGAAGGTCCTCGTCTTTAGCCTCGAAGCCCAGACCAGAGAGAAATCGACGCAGATGTTCGCGGGCGATTTCCTCCGTCAGGCCGTTCCGAAGCAGCCTCAGATCGAGCTGGTGATAGGCGTACGTCTCGCCGCACTCGAAGTAGACCGTGGACGCCGGAAACGAGTTGCTTTCGGCATCGTAACCGGGAACGATTGTTCCCCGGTCTTCCATGATGGCGTCCAGAACGGCGCCGTTCGACATGCGGGTGACTTTCATCAGAGAATCCCGTCGGCAAGTTCACAATTCGGGACGCCGATCGGCTCGAACCCAAGCTGGCGGATAAAATCCTCGGTCTCGGTTCGCAGCAGAGCGTTTGCCCGAGCCGGAGAACCGGCTGCCTGAGCAACGCGAAGGTCAAACTGAATGTAGGCGCACGCGTCGCCGCACTCGAAATAGCCAGTCCATGCCGGGAAGGATTCGCCGCGCGCATCGTACGCAGGCATGGCGCAACCCCGATCCTCGAAGATCGCATCAAGCTCGGCATTGTCGGACAACCGAACGACTTTCATCAGGCGGCCCTCGCCAGGTTACGCGCTGCCCTTGCGTGTGGCCCGATCGCCTGGAACCCGGGGCAACCCGAACCTTCAACAGGAAGCGTGTTGGTCTGCATGTCCCGCTCCGCTCTCGCCGCCCAGAACGGCAGAAGGCCGAACTGCGGACGGCAGAGACCGTACGTCGCCCTCAGGACAGGATCGGTGAGCGGGATCACGGACCCAGGCGTCCAGTAGGAGCAGTCCTGACAGGCCATCAGCCTGCCGCCCTTCCCACGATGGCCGGCAGCATCGGCGCGCCGCGGTCAGGCTTGCCCGATGTCGGAACCTCAACCTTGCCGACCTTGGAGTTCGTACGCGGCTGGCGACGCGCCGCAGCAATCGCCGCGTCCGTGGTCGGCATCGCCGGAACCTCGTCCCGACGGACCGGCATCTGAATGACCGGAGCCGTCGGCTGGGCCATCTCCTTGGTCACGTCCTGCCGATAGGTATCGAGCAGCACGTTCCGGTCCGACACGAGGCCGTAGAAGTGCCGACCCCGCTGCGCCGCAACCTCCATCGCCCCTTCGGTGACGTGCTGAAGGAACGCCCGCATCCGCGCTTCGGCAGGAGCATTGACCGGAACCATCTCCTGGTTCGGCTCGCCGTCCCATTCGAGGGTGCAGCCCCGCGGATAGTGGTTGTCCTCGAGGAACGCCGCCTCGTTCAGAAAGTACTGCGGCAACTGCCGATTGCTCGGATGCCGGGCAATCTGAGCGTCCTTCTGGGCCAGCGCCGCCCGAAGCTGCGCGATCTCATTCTGCAACACCGCCGGATCGGCGGTCTGCATCTTGAGTACTTCGTTCGGGTCGTTTTCTTTGGTGTCAGACATTCAGTTCATGCCTTGTTGCGAATCCGACGGTGAAGCATATCCATCCTGTCGATTGGGAGATGGTGAATGGAAGAACATCCTGGAGAAGCAGAGGTGAGCGCCGAAGAGATCCGACGCCTCGTTGGCTACGATCCCGAGACCGGTGTCTTCGTATGGAAGCACCGAGAAGAGGGCACCGCAGGTTGTTCCCTCGGATGGAACGGAAAGAACGCTGGGAAGGTCGCCGGAACAACGATGGGTCTCGGGTACCGGATGCTCACCTTTTTCAACCGCAAGTTCCTGGCCCATAGGGTAGCTTGGTGCTACGTCCATGGCTCCTGGCCGCCCGATCAGATCGATCACATCAATATGATCAGAGACGACAATCGGATCGTAAATCTCCGGTTGGCCACAAACCAGTTGAACACCGTCAACCGGACCGCTCAGGCCAACAACGTCTGCGGCTACAGAGGCGTTCGACTCCACAAGGCAAGTGGCCTCTGGCATGCCCGCATTACCGTGGGCGGGCGCGAGCACAGCCTGGGGTACTGGAAGACAGCCGAGGATGCCTCCAAGTGCTACCGGGTTGTATCGCGCCTGCTTCACGGGGACTTCTCCAGGGAGGATGACGTTGACGAAGCGGTATGAAAGTTCGCTGATATAATCAGCTAACTTGGAAGCCACTCGGATAAAGGCCGAGTGTATCTGGGGAATCCGCCCGCGCCAGCACAATCCCGCCGATGATCGACCCGGTGGAGATCGTCTCCGCGACGGCATTGCCGGTCTGCGCGAGGTTGATCCGGTAATACAGCGGCAGGCCAACCCCGGTCGGACGCCGCGGCACGTTGATCGGCAGCGGCTGCGCACCAGCCACATACGAAGCCGTCGAGGCCGCGCCTGACTCAGCATACGTGGTCCACAGCACCGAGTTGGTCGAACCCTGGAACTGGAAGTTCAACAAGGTCGACTGGCAGGACGAGGTAATCGCCGTCCCGACCGACAGCGCAACCATCGGCGTATCCGGCCCGTTGCCGATACCCAGATCGCGCGCATTGCCCAAATTGATGACAGACGACGCCGAACCAGCCGTCAAACCGGCAAGGTTCACATACTCGCCAGATGTAAGCTGTTCGCCCGTGCCGGAGTGCCAGAAAAGGAGATTCAGGTCAAAAAGCATGACTCATTCCTGTTGAGTGAGAAAAGGATCGTCGGGTGGGCGATCGGTCATCGCCTGATGCAGCGGGAACAGCCCGTACGCCTCAAGCGGCCTGTCGCCCTTCGTCCGGTTGCACGTCTTATGCAGCAGCCGGATGTTGTCGCGTGTGTTCGGGCCACCGTTGTTCATGGCAACCCAGTGGTCGATCTCAGGAATCTCGTCGCCAAATGGCTTGGCGCAGAAAGCGCAGTGACCGGCCTGCTCGATATAGATTTCGCGAATATCCATCGCGGTCAGCTTGCCAGGCAGGCCAAGTTTCTTGGCCCGCGAGTTCTGGGTCTGGATGCGGTTGTGGTAGACATCCTTGTCGCGCGGCCAGCGCTCAAGGTAGGCGGCCAGTTCCTCTGCCGAGAATGTCGCGAGATGGCCTACAATGCCGGGCACACGGCCTTCCGCAACCGCGCGGGCAGCCGTCCTGGCTCGGGCTCGCTCAGCGTCTGCCAAGCGCGCTTCCTCAAGATGCCTTTGGCGCCACCGGGCGTAATTGGCGCGGACGTGCTCAAGCCGCTCCTCGTCGGTTAGAACGCGAGGCTGGCCGGCCTGACCTGGGACGCGTCCCTCAGCAAGAGCCTTGGTAGCCCTCTGGGCCGTCCGCTTCGCAAGCGTGCGAGCCGTCCGCTTCTTGTTCTGCGCGATCCGGCTCGCTTCCTTTTCCTCGGGCGTCAGTACTGGGGGACGCCCGACCTTTCCCGGGGTGCGCCCTTCCTCGATCGCCTTCGCATCGCGGCGAGCCTTCTGCCAGTCGAGGTTGTGCTGCTTCCGCTCCGACGACCACTCAGAATAGCTGCTGCCGTACTTCTCGCGGTCCTTATCGCTCCAAGGCATGACTTTTGTCCTTTCCAACAGATCGGACGCGAGCATACCATGGCTTGCGCCATGAGTCCCGATAAATCCGATCATTGGACTAACAAAAGTCACCTGGATATACAGTCTTTTCAGATGGTTGGTTAAGTCAAGGTCGATTCCGTGTTTAACAATGTGTCACACACACGTATGGGGATAGAACGGAACTCTATGACCGGATTCCCAGCATACTCGGTGGGTTTTAGGAGAACATTCTTGTCACGTATAGCTTGAATGTCCAGCGACTCGCGCCCTGTGCGGTTCGTGTAGAACCCAGGATTGATGCCCGGCGCCGGTTCGTCGGGTGCGTCCGTCTCGGTAATTCCTGATGCGCGCTTGGTGAGGGTTGGGAACCGGACGACAGCCTTGGACATGAGCAGGAACAGGTCTGGCGGGGTGGTGCCGAACAGTCCTTGTGCGCCGGTGGTGGTGTCGATGTTGGCGATGCGGACGCAGTAGCGCCAATCCTTCACGACGAGACCGGCGTTCCATTCGAAGTACGAGGTGTAGGCCGGGAACGGGTTCTGGTTGCTATCGTAACCAGGAACGATGTCGCCGCGGTCCTCGAACACGAGGCCGGACTTGGTGCCCTTCGGGAAGATGCCGAAGTTGGTCATGTCGCCCCAACCAACGAGCCAGATCGACAGGTTCGAGGACCCGGTGCCACCGCCGTTGATGACGTTCTGGGCGTTCTGGGCGTTTGACGTCGAGACCGTGTTGAACCGCGGTGCAAACCCGGTGAACTGCGACATCTGCGTGGTTTGGTTGCCGTAGAAGAAGGTGGTCGCCATCTGCTGGGACATACCTTCAAGGAAGGCCGAGTCCTCAGTGAGGCGGATCTGGGCGACCTTTCCGCCGAGATCGGCAACCCGCTTGTCGATCTGCGAGTAGGCTGCGAGATACCCGAGACCGTCGGTCACCTGGGCGGTGGTCGAACGGGCGTAGGGCACACCGGCATAGGCCATGCGCCACACGCCCTGGGGCAATCCGGTACGGACCGTGGACTTGTGGCCGGTGTCGGTGTTGGACTCGGTCCAGGTCATGTCGCGGAAAAATTCGTTGGTCTGAGACAATAGCTCAGCGATGGTCGCAATCTGCCCGTCAGGGTCCATGCGGCGGGCGGCGTCCATCAAAGAAAGGAATGCCATTAGGCTGTCCTCGTCATAGGGGTGTTTCCGTAAAGTTTCTGTCCAGGCGTCTGCGCCGGAGCCTTGATTGTTGGCTGCGGCATGACGATGCGCCGGGTCTCCACGAGGCGAGATGCCGCCCAGTTCATGAACCGGATCATTCGGGGTGTGTCGCCCATGCCGGTCATCGTGAAGTCATCCCTGAGACGGGTGACCTCATCACCACCGGCGTGGGAGCCGTACATGTCAATCAAGGCGCCGATCTGAGAGAGGGTCGTATCGGCGCGGTTCTTTCCGAGCACCGGATCGTCGCGAAATTCCTTGACCCAGTTTTCCCGGGTGCGGTCCCAGTGCTCACGATTCAGACGGGCCGCAGCCTGAGAAGCATTGGCTATTTCCTGGATGTGGAAGTCGGCCAACTTTTGTCCGAGTTCCTGCATGACCGCGTGGGCCTGTTCCGGATCGGTAGCGATGCGGGTTTCCGCATCCCCCAGAAGTCCGTTGAACGCTGTGACCCGGGCCTCATCGACGGTAACGCCGTCGGGGAATTTGTACTTTTCGAAGACCGGGGCTGGGCGGGGCTCAGGTTTCTTCTCTTCCGGCTTTTCCTCGGCCTTGGGTTCTTCCTTGGGCTCTTCAGCCTTCGGCTCCTCGGCTTTGGGCTCTTCCGGTTTCGATTCGGGGGCCGCTTCCGGCTTTACCTCTTCGGCAGGCTCAGCTTTGGCCTCAGAGACCAAAGAAGGCTTCGGCGCCTCTTCAACCGCCGGAGCAGCTACGGCTTCGACCGGAGCAACCATCTCGGAAGAAGCCGCCGGAGCAGCTTCCACCGCCCCGGCGGGAGTGCCAGGCGTTGGTTCCGGCTGAGCGGCGCCTGGGGAGGCTGACTCAGACATCGTTTTCGGCCAGCATTTGCGCGAACAATTCCGGCCGGGCCGCTGCAAACCGGCGCATCATGCGCTGACCCGCCAGGGATTGCCCTGCCCAGAGACCTTGTTCAAACGGCGAACCCGACACGGCGATTGTCACCTCGAAAACCTTCAGGTCGGAGAGCACCCCCCAGAGCCATTCCCGGCCCATCGGGGTCTCCAGGATGGCCGCCTCAACCTGGCGCAACCGACGTTGGCGCAGGACCTCGGCGTTCTCCTTGTCCGTTGATTCCTTGATCTGCTCGGGGCTGTCGTACGCCGCCGGGTCGCCGATCAGGAACCTTCGGGTGGCATCATCCATGCCGCCTCATTTCTGGAATTTCTTTCGGTATCAATGGCTCTGGACGCGACGCGCAAAAACAGCGTAATCGGGAATCATGCAGTATGTGATGCAACAGCAATGATGAGCGGCTCGATCTCGGAGTACCGAATCACGGTGCCGATGCAGCCGAACGTGCTGGACTGGCTCAAGGTAGAGGCGCGGGTGTTCGGCCTGACTGTTCCGGCGCTGATCCGGCACAAGCTACAGACCATGTTCGAGAACCGGCCGCCGGACTGGCGGGACAAGTTGAAGGGATGAAAGACCCAGGCGCATGGTTTCTTCCGGCGTTCCTCGCTATAACGGTCGCGCTGGCAATGATTTTGGGGGTGCTGTTCTGATGAGCGACGAGCCAATGACGGAGATGGAAGTAGCGGCGGTCCTGGCTGCGGCCGACGAGGTGTGGGAGGCGGACTGCGCGAACTGGCTGGAAGTCGCAGAGAACGCCGTCATCGCGGGCCGCGCCCGTCGTCAAGCCTGCGGCGACAGCAGTGCGCCCTATGCCGGGAGCCCAGTAGTTCCCTTGAGCGAGAGCGATGCCCCGATGTTCACCTGCGAGATCAAGGATGGCGCGATCACGAGCGTGACGATCTGTAGGGACGCGCCCAGGCCGCAAGCGCCTGAGGCCGCATGGACCTCGGTTAGTTCCAGCGCCGTGGATCACACTGAGGCGACGATCCCCGTGACCGAGGAGATGATTGAGGCCGGCCTTGTCATTTATTACGAGGACTGTCCGATCCAGACCGACCGGGACGACCTCGTCGCGATCTACCGCGCGATGGCTGCCGTTGCGCCAAAAGAAGATCAGACCGCGCTGTTCGACGAATGGCGAGCCGCTCTCTCACAGGCCAGAAAAGAAACCCGCGAGGCTGAGCATCTTGGTTTGCAGATTGCCAAAGAAGCCAGGGCGCACATCGCCGCTCTCGAAGCCGAGAACGAGTTGATCCGGGAAATGCTGACCGACCGAGACGCTCGGATCGCCGAACTGTCCGACCGCCGGATGGTCAAGGCCGACGAGGCTGGCTCAGTTCCTTACCATGGACCAACCCGTCCGGTGACCGACGCCGATGGTAATGTGACCGGTCGAGAGGCCATTCCCGACGAGGTGCACGAGCAATTCCACCGGGCCGTCGGTGACGTTGTCTCAGGCAACGTGATCCGTCCGGCCCGCGACCAGATGGAAAAGGCCCTGGCCGACGCGAAATCGAAAGACGCCACCGCACCAAAGTCCATCCGTCCGGTGACAACATCCGGCGATCCGCGCCGCATGGGTTGCACCGCTTGAAGATCGGGGACCGCCGCCTTCCCGCTGTTCCGTCGCGGAGAGCGCAATGCCTGACCTCTGTAACCGCCAGTTCCCCGAAGGCGTATGGTGCTGGCGGCATCGGCAAACCCGCGCGGTCGAAAGTATGTACGGGTAAGGCCGGGAACGCGACATCATGACAATCATCGCATACAAGGACGGCGAACTGGCCTCTGACGGTATTGGATTTACTGGCGGCAGGCGGGTACGCATCCCCGAAAGCAAGATCATCCGTTCGGAAAACGGACTGCTCGCAGCAGCAGGACACGGCGGGGACAGCCACCTCGCGGGCGTCTGGTTTGCTGACGGCATGAAAGACGAGCACCCGAAGTTTGCTGACGACGACGATGATCCGATGCATCTTTTGTGGATCAAGCGGGACGGCTCACCCTGGTTCGCCGACCGCAGGCTTGTCTTTACGCCGCTTACGACGCCGTGCACGCTGGGCGAGGAAATCGCCAAAGCATTTGCGGAAGGCGCCATGGCTGCTGGCGCTACAGCCGGACAGGCAGTCCGACTGACGATCGAGCATTGTGTGTGGGCCGGAGGCGAGGTTCAGGTCGAACGCATCTCGGCGGATCAACCATGATGTTCGGGTTCAGCTCCATCCTCGGCCCGGCCCCGGCTCCTCCTGCTGCCTGTCCATCCTGCGGAGCGCAGCCGGGAAAAGACCACGCGAAGGATTGCCCCGTGCTATCTGTGGTCCGCGCACAGCACTACCCCGAGGTCATCGACGACAACGGGTCACCCTGGTACCTCAACGCCATCGCCGAACGTGACCGGAAAATCGCCGAGTTGACCAAGCAACTGGAGGACCATAGCGCATGAGCCGCCTCCTGGTCGTCCTCGCTTACATCGGCCTTTCCGCAATTGGCGGCTGCCTGATCAGCTGGGCGCTCGCGGGAGGAATCAGCGTAGCCCTCAGCTGGACGGCAACGTTCTGGCTGCTTCTGCTGCCGTTTCACCAGACGATCCCACGGGACTGGTTCCTGTGAGCCGACTCCTGGTTTGCCTTGGAATGCACCGGTCCGGCACAAGCCTCGTGGCGCGGTCACTGAAATGCCTGGGCGCCGAACTTGGCGAGGCCGCCGAGTGGAGCGGTCCGGATAATCCAACCGGCTTCTGGGAGCACCAGGGCGTCCTGACGATCAATGAGAAGGTCCTCGAACTGTGCGGCGCGCGGTGGGACGCCCCACCCTCAGACTTATGCCAGACGGACCAGTACCAGCGACCGGACCTCATTTACCTGAGAGGGGCGGCGGAACATCTCCTGCGCAGAGAACTGGACCAGCATCCGATCTTCGCAGTCAAGGACCCAAGGCTCTGCGTGCTGATGCCGTTCTGGCGGCCGATCTTCGATGGACTGGGGTGCAGTGTGTCCTTCATCCAAGCCATTCGACACCCGGAAGCGGTGGCAGCTTCCCTGCAACGAAGGGATGGAATGAGCCGAGAAGTTTCTCTGTCACTGTGGCTGCGTTACAACAGGTTGGCAATCCAGGAACGGGCCGCGCAGGCCAATCGGTCTCTCGTCGTCGATTACGACATCATGATGGCCCAGCCGGCCGCTGAACTGTCTCGGCTAGCCGCCCGGCTTGACCTGGCGCTTGACCGCCAGGAGGGACGCCGCTTCGTCTCGGAGTTTATGGACGAGTCCCTCTGGCACGAACCGGCAGAGGCAGACCTCCCGATGGAAGTCGACATCCTGTGGCAGCAACTCAGAAGCGAGGCGACAAAGCCGTGATCATCCGATTTGCCAAATGGCTCTGGGCCGGAATGCTGGAACAGGCCGAAATCCAGAGCGGGGACCGGGAGATACGGGAACTCAAACAGAAGCTCGCCAAGGCTACCGAGGGATGGAACCGCGCGGCAGGCGAAGTGGCAGCCTATCGCCGGGCCGATGAACTAGCCCGCGCCAACGAGCAAAACATGGGTAGCATGTCGCCCTCGCAGCGGCAGAACAACGAAATCCGCAGGATGACCGAAAGGCTTCTGGCCCAGCCTCCCGGCCCGGGATACGCGCTGGTGAAGTTTCTGGCCTCGACGCTAGACATCGAACTGCCCGAGCGGTGGCAACAAATGCAGCGCCAAGCAACGGAGCCATAAAAACGCTATGCCAGCCAGTTCCTATATTCTCTACCGGGAGCCTAATGAGACGGATGCCGAGTGGGCAGCCCGTCTCGAACTGGCACTGGATACCTGCCGAACCGAGTTGCTGCGTTCAACGATGATCCACCATCATGCTCTCGGCGAGCTAGGGAGGGTCACCCGTATTGCCGAGACACAGACGATGGATAACTGGGGCGCTTCACACGCATCTGCGCCGGTCATCCGCCAGCACAACGCGATCGTAAAGTGGATACAAATGCGCCTCGCGGTGCCAGCAGATAAGGACCGCAACGCCGTCGCCTTCATGGCAAACGTCCTGGAAATAGAGGTGCCGGACGCATGGCTCGCAGACCCAGAGTAATCTCAGCGCCTCCCGCAAGGGGCGGTTCGGCAGAGAACGGCTGGACCCAACTCTCCGGGTCGATGGGCGCGCTCGCCGCTGACCAGGGACCGATCGGCAACATTCCCGCCATGGGCGCCCCTGACACTTCGTTCGAAGCACCGGAGGTGGACTACGGGCGGATGATCGCAGAGCGGGAGCGGGAACTCGGACTGGCCGCCGAACTTCCGGCAGCAGTTTCTGGGTCGGCGTATTACGCGCCAGCGGAACATTACACGCCGCCGTCCCGCCACCAGGATGACCCGCCGTATGCGCCGCCTTCCGCTCCCGCTGCTCCTGTCGACCTGAGCGGCCTGCCGGAGCGGTTTACCCTTCTCGTAGAGCGAAAGGGCGACTGGTGGAAGATCACGGCGCCTCAGTCGCATATCGGGCTGTTTGTAGCACATCAGGACCTTTTCGTGGCACTTTCCGACGTTCCAGGCTCGTTGGCACAGATATTGCGCCTCGATGGAGAGGTCCCTGCGAAAGCCACGAGGAAGCGCAAATGATCGAACTTAGAGTCGCAATCTCCCCGACGCCATCGTTCTGCAATCAGGTGGTCTTGCAGGCCGCGTCCCTGAGGCGGTTCCATCCCGATGCGATCGTGCGCGTCTATATCGGACACTCCTGCCCGATGTCGCGCGACCACGAACTGGTCGAGCACGCCTTCCAGGGAGAGCGGATCGAATACGAATGGGTCGCCGGCAAGGAGTTCGACCGGTGGGCCGGAAACCGCGCTCCCTACCTGGGGCAGATCAACAAAAGGTGGTCAGTCCCGGTGCGCGGGCATCATATCGTCATCGCCGACGCTGATGTTCTGTTCACCGGAACTCTGGACGATCTGCTGTGCCGGGATGCCGTACAGGGCGTGCAGGCCCACGTTCCGCCCCTGTCAGACGATGACTTCCGGCGGCTGTTTCGCATCTGCGATACGCCAGTGCCCCCTTTCGAGACGCCGTACACCGGAGCAGGCTTCATGGCGCCCCCTGGGAGCAAAGGTTGTCACTACCCTAACAGCGGCATGGTGGTCATACCGAAGGACTGCTTCCTGGCGATGATCCCGCACTATCATATGGCGATCAACCAGATGCGTCAGGCGATGACCGATCACTATTGGTTCGACCAACTGGCACTCGCCATCGCCATCGCAAAGGCCGGCGTTCCCTACATCTCCCTTCCGCTTCGGTACAACTTCCCCAACCAGCGGGAGTTCGAGGAACTGTACCCGGAGGAGCTGCGCCAAATACGGGCGCTCCATTATCTCAGGGAGGACCAGATCAGCCGAAAGTCCGACTTTGCCAGCACCGCAGCGCTCCGGCGGTTTCTCGGCCGGGATCTCACCGGCGAAACAAACGAAATCCTCAGGCGAGCGATCTCTGCCAACATGGGGATTTTGGAACCGGCACCGCTCGATCGAGCAGAGGATGCACCATGGGCATGAAAATCAAACTGATAAGGCTGTCAGACGGCGAGATCGTTGAAGCAGAACACGAGGACAGGGGCGACGTTGTGCCCGCTTACCGGGAAGGCAATCCCTACCGGGCATACACCAGTTGGATCAGAATCGGTGGCCCAGGAGGCCCAGAAGATTTCCTCCAGACTGACGCTCGGGCCGCCGACGCCAGCGGCAATCCACTGGAATATCGCCGGAACGAAGATAACCAGAAGCTGCGCCAGATGGGCTACGAATTACACCCGGATGTATTTGCTTGACCGACATCTGGGACGGCCTCGTACGCGCCCACGGTCGCCAGGTCGTGATCAACCCAACCATATCGGGGGCCAAGCTGGACGCCGAGACCGCCCGGCAAATCCCGGTCCTTCGGGAAGCAATTCGACCCCACCTTCGCGGTTGCGAAAAGACCGCGCTCGACTTCGGATGCGGGTATGGCCGGTTCACCCATATGCTGGCCAACCTGATCGACGGCAGGGCCGTGGGCTTCGATCCAAGCCCCGAGATGATCCGCATGGCACAATGGCATACCGCAGTGGATTACGTGTGCTGCCCGCCGGACCGGTTCTTCGACGAAACGCGCAAAGCCGGAACCTGGTTCGATCTGATCTTTACGCTGGGCGTGCTTGGCGAGCCGAACATCCCGCTATGGGGCACGGTCGCGGACCTTGCCTCGATCCTTTCGGACAATGGGTTGGTTGTCGTCGTTGATCACGTTTCTGCCCGGCCGGATGTGACCCGCTGGTGGCGCTTCCGGGAGCCTGGATTTTACGAGGATGCTTTCAGAACCAGCGGCATCGACATCGACGTGATCGGCACCGTGGCCCAACTTGGCGATGTGATGACGATCTACGGCGGGAGATTCACTCCGCAGCCAGCTTGAGCGCGCCGTCAGGCATCCGGCAAGTTACTTCGTACTCCCCGAGATGAATCACCTCGTTTGTCAAACTCAAGGAGCACCAAACGGTGAACCCGGCCCGCCGCGCCTTGACGCAGAAGAAGTAATCTTCCGAATTGTAGTTGATCGAACTGACGTTGTAGCCGTCAGCAAGCCACTCGCCAAACACCGAACCATCCAGACTCGCAAGCACGTCCTCCGAAGGGGGCGCCAGCAGGCTCTCGCGGACCATCTCCTTGAATGCTGCAAGACCGTCCTTGTCTGGCGCCCAGCGGAAAACATCCGCGTACCAAGGCCATGACAGGGCGCGATATACATCCGCCTTGACCAGCATTACTCCCCCAGGAAGAAGCGTGGCCTCGCGCGGGTCGTCGTACTCATGACCTTCGACGACAGGCGCAAACCGACCTAGCGTTTCGTGCGTCCCATCGTCGCGAGCCACTCGCTTACAATATGTGGCTCCTATAATCTCTTTCCCGCACTGCAACAGACGAAGCAACGTATCGGCAGGGACCTTCATGTCTCCGTCAATCCACAGGATGTAATCACAGCCGTTGTCCAAGGCCCGTTGGACAATGTTATTGCGCGCCATCGAGATGGTCGACATTTGCAGGTTGATGAGCATCAACTCCAGGTCCTGGTACCCCGACGAGTAGGCCATCAGCCCGGCGATGCTCGTCATCGTGCCCGCTTCGCACGAGCGCCCGGACGGCACAGCGACCGCTACCCGCACAGGCTTCGCCTGGCGCTCCTGTGGAACGATATTGTCGAGCATCGCCGCCGCGTAAGCCTTCACTTTGTCGTACTCCGGGGTTGGGGTTCCGTCTCGTTTCCCCTCCCAGATCGCGGCAAACTCGGGTGTGACCAGATGGCCATTTCGTGCGGCACAGAACGCGGCCCGGCTTTCGATCATCGCCTCCATTTGACGGGTGCGTTCGCTGTCCTTTCCCCAGACGGCCCAGGCCAGGCCTCTGGCGTCTCTCATCCGGAACGGCCGCATCCGGTCGAAGAATGTCGCCCAGAAAGTAACGTCCCGCAGACCTTGCGGCGTGCCACGTCCTTCGGGGGCAGAGACTTCCACGGCGATTTCCGGCCTGACCCCAAGCATTAACCCAACTTCGTCCCACCAGGTATCCACGTACCAGTAGGGGAACCACGGCGGGGCGAACATTTTACTGGCCTCGTACATGGTTCGCGTCATGATCGGAAAGGACGCGTGGTCGGGGTGAAGGCTGTCCTTCGGAAAGGCAATCCCAAGGCCACCTGGGAACTTTGCCACGGCCTCCCGCACGATCCTCGGCCATCCCTCAGTCAGCATCTCGTAGTCGTTGGCGATGAACCACAAAATGTCACCGCTCGCTTTGGCTGCCAGGATGTTCAGCTTCTCGCCCAGGGTCTTCGGACGCGGGCCAACCTCAACCTTGGCCTGTGACGAAAGCGCCCAGTGGCCAAGCTGTCTGTCCAATGAATCGCGATGCCATGCCGGGTCGTCCTCGTCGATCGCGACGAGCACCTCAAATCGACGATCATCGGCGGCCTTCTCGAACAGGGAATAGACCAGTCGATTAAGCATCTCCGGCCTTCCCCGCTCGGGGATCAGCACTGAAATCAGCGCGCGTTCGGCTTTCCGTTTGGCGTCGCCCAAAGCTCGTTCTCCTGGTACCATGTCAGGCTGCACTGCGCCGAGCAAAAGCCAGCGATCACCTTTCGGTCACGCATGGCGAAATACCTCGGCGCGGTCACCTTCCAGGTAGGAGGCCGATTCCCGTCAAGCGGGCCGACGAAAAAACCGTGCTGAATTGCTCCGGTCTCAGCGCCGCAGGCCAAACAGGTCAGGAGTTGGCGATCTGCAGCGTGGTGACCTGCTCGTAAACGGAGGCCGGCGCGCTTCCCGTCTCGGGTGGACCGATCAGCGTCACCTCGGTCCCGGCCAGAGTGGAGGGGGCAATCGATCCCAGGGCCGCAATGGCCCCTGTGGTGGTCCGGAACAGGATGGAGCACTGGCCGCTGGTCGGGGAGACGCCGCGTACCCAAACCGGCTCAAGGCCGGTCAGAGGGCTTGGGTTCCCGTTTGCCAGATTGGCGATGTTCTGGGTGGTGACGCTGAAATTCTGCGCCGCCAGACCGCCGTTGATAACCCCGGTCACGTAAATCCGCTCATTACCGATCAATGCCATGTCAGATCACTCCCGAAAGCGGGACGGCAGAATCAGGTTCGACCGATTCACCCCGCGCACCATCAATTTCTTGATGTTATCGACCAACTGGTCAAGCACTTGTACGATGGCCAGCCAGCCGAAGGCGTGGTTGGTGTCATTGTGCCTCAACAATGCAAGACCGCGGACCGAATCCCGCAGGCCGGTGGCGTGAAAGATCGCCCGTTCAAAACAATCCTTCTCGGACATCGGCGTGCCGCTGATCCGCTGGTTCAGAAGTTCAGGCATCGGTACTCATTTCGGTTCATGGTGTGTTGGTGATCGTCGCGCCGGAGAAGGACACGTTATTGTATATGGTCAGAGTTCCGTTACCGGTGCCAAGCCAGAAGCTGCCGGCCTGCGTGAGATCGACGTAATTGTTGGTCACCGTGTAGCCAGCGGCACCAGTGGAATAGAGCCTGATCCACTCATTGATCGCCGCGTTGCTTCCGGTGGCAACCAGAACCCCATTATTGAACGTCTGTGTCCCGGTCTGTGGCGTGCTGTTGTCGCCGAAGCTGAAGCCCTGCGATCCGCCGCCGGGCGGGTTGTCCTGATAGGCCGTCACATACTGATAAGTCGAGGTCTGAGCCAGGCTACCCTGTGGCTGCATGAAATCAGGGTGAACGCCGCCGCCGGCCTGTCCGTCATTTGTCTCATAGTTGTATTGCTGCGCGGAGGCTCCGCCCGCCACATCAACAACGTCTTCGCCGGAGTTTTCAATCACATTGTATTCGGCGAGAAAACTGCCGCCGCTGCTCTGGTAGATTTGCGCGCCCGACGTGTTGGTGTCGAGAATGCCATTCTGATTGATCGTATTGTACGCAATGTAGGTGTTGTTGTTTCCACCTATCAGGTCGATCGGCGGGCTTGAGATCGCGGTCGCGCATCCGAGCTTGTTGCCGATGATGCTGATATTGGCGGCTTCGACAATGATGGCATAGCAGTGGGTATAGAAGTCCCACCCTTGTATGGTGATGCCAGCGGTGTTGCAGGTGAGATTTCCACTCGATCCCCCTGAGCACCCAGCCGGCAGGTTTCCCGACGCCGCGACATTGAGGGTTCCTCCTGGAGTCCCAACTGCATAGTCAACGCCAGCGACCTGCCATGGCGGCCTGAAAGAATAGCCGCTGAAGAGCGTGGGATTTGTGATGGTGCCCCCAGAAGAGGCCGACAGTGCCCCATCGTTGAAGAACACTATCGGGATCATCTGCCCGGGGCTGGTCCCTGACCCGTTCGTTGCCGTGAACGTTACGTCGTAGATCGCCCCGGCATTGGTCGGCGCTATGTTGGTCGCGCCAGTACTCGTCACGGTCACAACGCCGCTGGAATTAACGGAGAACCACCCAGTACAGTCCACCGACCCGGGAGCGGTGCATCCGGTAATCGCGAAACCCGTCGGGCTGTTCGTGGCAGTGACAGTCCCGATGGTCTGGCCGGTCTGTGCTTTCCCCGGCCCTTGAGTCGGCGGCGTTCCGGAAACTGTTCCGGAGGTGGAAGACGCCCAGAACGGGGTGATCGAGGTCAGCGTCGTGCTGCTGGCCGTCAGGGGCGTATCGAGATTCCAGTGCGTTGAAGAAGGAGAATTGATGATCCTTGCGATCACCGCTCCACTGTTCTCCAGTAGTTGGTTGTAGGTCAGCGTTCCAGAGACCGAGCCGCTTGTCGTCAGCGTGCCCTGTCCACCGGAACTTGCGATCGACCCTGTGAACGAACCCGAGGTCACGTTAACGACCGGCGCTCCGCCCCCGCCTCCGGTGAAGGTCGCAGATGGAGAGGTCACCGTGTTCACATTGGTGACCCCGGTACACGTCAGCGTACCGGTGCCAGCCGAGGCAGGCGTCGTGAACGTGGCGCTCCAAGTACCCCCTGACGCGGAGAAGCCCGATGCCGTGGACGATCCTGAGAGGCCGCCGCCGTACGAACAGGAGGTAAGACCTGTAGGAACAGTCACCGTATAGGTGCCGCTTCCTGTCGTCGTCGAACTGGTACCCCCCCCGTTGAGCACGGTAAAGGCGAGCGTCGCCCCTCCCGAGTTGACGCTCAACCCGGTGAAACTGGTGGTCAGGTTGGTAAGCGGGGCGAACAGCGTCGGGTTGCCGACGTCGTCCTTCGCCGTCCCTGATATCGAGGTCACAGCGAGGGTTGATGCGGTGTTGCCGCTCTGGACAGTATAACTGAAAACCAGCGTATTGGTGCCAGACCCGCTGACGTAGGAGGCCGTGCCGCCGCTGTTCAAGGCGATCGTCGGCGTGCCGCTTACCACCGTCACGGCATTCATCAGAAGGGTAAAGGTGACGGTCTGCCCCGTTGTGACGTTGCCGCTGGCCGGAGAGGGTGTGATGGAAAAGATACTGCTCAGCGATGGCGAATAGCTGGCGGAGTCGGGATACGTGTAGAAGCCGTTGTACTTGGTCGTGACGGTCGGGACCGCGATCGTCGCGCCGCTGATCATGTTGGTCATGCCATACAGCGCGGCAGGCGTTCCGAGCGTCGACGTGTAGAACCCGGTGGGGAACCAGGGAGACGCCCCGGCGGCGTTGATCCCGGTCGGGTCAACCCAGTTGTCGTAGACGGTGTTTTTGCTGCCGCTCGCCGACCCGGCGTCCTGCGTGATGGTCTGACCGGTCAGGAAGTTGTCACTGACCTTCGAGAGCAGGGTGTTGTCGCGCAGGATCAAGTTTGTGATCGCGGACCCGGTGCATTCCGAGTTGTTGACCATCAGGCCTTCGCCGTTCAACCCGCTGGTTGCCTGATAGACCGTGTTGAACTCGTCCTTGCCGGCGCTGACCCTGGAGCCACAGAACTGCACCGTGTCCGAATGGGGCGTCATCAAACCGATGTTGTAGAACAGATTATATCGTATCAATAACGGGCTGACGTTTATGTTGTTGAGTTCTACCATATCTCCACCGGAATTGTGGAGATAATTGTACTGAATGGTCAGCGAACCAGTGTTCGCAAAGCCGAGGGTATAGCCGACCTGAGACGTGACCGGGATGTTCGCGCCGTTGACCTCGTTATCCAGAAACGAGAAATTGGAGGCGGAGGTAGAGACCGACAGCACGGTGCCCTGGGAACCCTGATTTGATCCAACCGTGAAAAGGCTGTTCTGGACGATGTCATTCGCGCCGTTGACAAAAAGTTCCCAGCCATTGTCGAGGCCGTAGTTGATCCCGCTCAATGTGACGTTGTTGCCGGAGATCGTAACGGTGTGCGCGCTCGCATTGACCGTGACGCCCGACATCGAGATCGTGGACGGATCGACAAGCGATGTGCCGGTCGGGATGCCTGCGTAGTAGTCTGCCCCGGCGAAATTGAATGGCGCGGGATGCGCGTAGGAGGCACGCAGCGTCGGAAACTGGATCGTGCCCGTAGGCGCTCCTGGACATCCATCGGCGTAGAGCGAGCCCTGAGCGCACCCGGCTGGAGGAGGAGGTCCATAATGGTTGCCTGGCTGGATATTGCCCCACTGGGCGTACGCACCAGAGGAAGCGAGCAGCAAAACCGAGGCGAAGAGCAGACCGGCACGCATTAGTGGATGGCCGTCTGGATCGAACAGGTCATGGTAGAAGTCGTGTCAGACTGACAACTCACGAGATCCTTGGCGTTGGCGGCTGTGCTGAGGATCAAGGTCGCGGCGGCTCCCCCTGACGCCTGATAGGCGCTTCCCCAGCTTGCAACGCGTCCCCCCGTTGAATCCTGGGTGATCCAGAAGTTCATCGTTTGGCCCGCCTGTAAATTGGTCGGGTTGGCCATTGTGAAGCTGCCGGTCACCGTCACCGTAAAATTGTTCGAGAGCGCAGCGTTCGGCGTGATTGTCGAGCCAAAAGTCAGAACCGAGGGCGCCACCGACTGTCCAGCCGACCAGGTGTTGCTGCCGTTCAAGAGGGGAATGGTCGCTCCGGACGTCCCTGTATTGGTCGAGCACCCGGTCCCGGCATTCGAAAGACCCGCGCAGGCCGCCCTTGAGACCGTCCCGGAGCCGTTGCCCGCGAGAGCGCCGTTGATGGTACCCGCCCCGCCGTTTGTCGTGGCAACAATGCCGGTCAACTGAGCGGCGGGGACTGCGGTCGCGTTCGTAAGGTTGACCGCAGAAGGGGTTCCTAGGTTCGGGGTGGTGAGCGCCGGGGAGGTGCTCAGGACGACGTTGCCTGAACCCGTTGTGGTGAGTTCCCCCAAAAGACCCGCGTTGTTGTACTCGATCCGCCCGCTCGTTCCTCCAGAAATTGCCGTGGTGCCGACGGTAATGGTTCCGGCTGTCGCAGTAATCGTGCAGGTAGAGCCCAGAGTACACGTCTGCCCGTTCACCGTCGTAGAGGGGTTGAGCAACCCGCTGTTCGGCAGGCCAGTCGCATTGGTCAAAACAAGAGCGCTGGGAGTACCAAGCGCCGGGGTTGTGAGAGTGGGAGAAGTGGCCCGTACCACGTTCCCTGAGCCGGTCGTGGCGAGGTTCCCCATCACTCCGGCGTTGTTGTACAGCACGTCGCCGCTGGTGCCGCTGAGGACCGTCGTGGTGCCAACGGTGACCGATGTGGCCGTGGCACTCGGGGAGCAGCTTGACCCCAAGGTGCAGGTAGTACCGTTCACCGTAACCGAGGGATTTACCAGATCGGCGTTGCTGACCAGACCCGTAGCAGTGAACGTCCCTGTAATGGTCGGGCTGGCGATTGTCGGACCGGTGGCCAGAACGACGTTTCCTGTCCCGGTCGGGGTCAGCTCACCCAGGGTGCCGGCATTGTTGTATTCGACGGCCCCGCTTGTGCCGCCGACAATGGTGGTGCTTCCCGGGGTGATCGATGCCGCAGTGGCGGTCACGGCGCAGGTCGACCCCAGGGTGCAGACCACGCCATTGACGGTCGTCGAGGCGTTGATCAGCCCAGCATTCGGTAGACCTGTCGCATTGGTAAGGACCAGGGCAGAAGGGGTCCCGAGGGCGGGCGTGACCAATGTCGGAGAAGTGGCAAGGACCACGTTTCCGGTGCCAGTGACGCCTTTTTCACCGAGTGTTCCGCCGTTGTTGTACTCGATGTCCCCGTTGGTGCCACTTGCGACAGTGGTGGTTCCCACGGTGACGGAGGTCGCAGTTGCGGTGGGAGAGCAGGACGATCCGAGTGTGCAGACCGTGCTGTTGACCGTGATGGTGGTGTTGATCAGACCTGAATTTGGTAGGCCGGTTGCATTGGTCAGCACCAAGGTGGAAGGCGTACCAAGGTTTGGCGTCGTGAAAGTCGGGGACGTGGTCAGAGCAACATTGCCGGACCCGGAGGTCGCCAGTTCCCCTAAAGTGCCGGCATTGTTGTACTCGATACGACCGGTGGTCCCCCCAGAGACGGTCGTGCTTCCCACGGTAATCGATCCGGCGGTTGCCGTAATCGTACAACTCGACCCAAGCGTGCAGGTTTGGCCATTGACTGTGGTGGAGGGATTGATCAGTCCGGCGTTTGGAAGACCTGTGGCGTGGGTAAGCACAAGCGCGGTCGGCGTTCCCAGAGCAGCCGTGACCAAGGTGGGAGACGTCAGGGTGGCCGAGGTCGCCAGCACAATCCCGCCCGATCCGCTGACACTCGCAGCCAAAGCAGTTCCGACGCCAGTACCAAGCCCGGTAATACCTGAGATCGGAAGTGCCGATCCGTTCGTCAGGTTGATCGACGAAGGGGTTCCTGTGGCGTTTGCCAGGCCAAGCGAGGCCGGGGTTCCGGTGGCATTTGTGAGGGTCAGAGACGCCGGCGTGCCCATCGCCAGACCGTTCGGAAGGGTTGTGCTGATCGAGGGAACACCACTTCCGTTGGTGACGAGGACGCCGTTGTTGGCGCTGGAGAGGCCAGCAACCGTTGTCCCGGAGGACGCGTAATAGGCCAGTTGGTTGGCGGTCCCCGCCGTGACTGTGCCGGAGCCGCCGCCGCCACCGCATGGTCCGCCGGCATCGACGATATTGCCGTTGCCGTCAGCCTGCATGCAGTCGCCGGTAACGAACGCGCCGTTTGTCGTGGCGAAGATGGTCGTGTTGCCCTTGCGGCTGCCCGCAGTTGGGACGGCTCCGGCACCTCCCCCGAGGATCGGACCAAATTGTGTGAGAGTCCCCGAACTGGCCAAAACCCCCGAAGCCGTGAAAGCCAGCACGCCGCCGGACGTGCCTGAAGCGAGTCCCGTTCCTCCATTGGCGACGGCCAGAACACCGCTGTTCACCTCGGAGGCATTGATGCTCTTGTTGGTGAGCGTTTGAGTATCGGTGGTACCGACCAGAAGGCCAGACGGCGGGAAGATCTGCTGAACCCCGCTTATGCTGACCGAACCGGTGAAATTGTCGTTGCCGGAGAACGTGTTGTTGGTGTTCAGCAGGGGAATGGTGCTTCCCGCTGTTCCAATATTGAAGAACGCCGCCGTGCCCAACGTGGCGGCAACCGGCGCGCCTAAGGACTGGCCAAGCGGAACCTGGTTGAGGCCGAGAGAAATCCCGCCGAATACCCCGTTGTTGTTGTACTGAACCGAATAGGTCGGAGCGCCCGGCCCTCCTGCGGCAGTCATCAACTGGCTGAGCGTGAACTTGCGGGAATGGGGATTCTCCGCGTTCTGCCAGCCGTAGACGAAATCGGTGGCGAGCGGATCAACCGCTGGCGGACAGTTGACCAGCAGGCCTCTGGCGCACTGGGCAAACGCCGGGACGCTCCACGTGGAGCAAACGATAAGAAGCGGAAGTAGCCAGCGGAGCTTATTCATTGATAAAGATCGGCTCGTCGCCGCCAGATGTTGCGCCGTTGCTGGACCCGTCCAGAATTGGCGCCCACGACCCACAGCCGCCCTGGCCAAGAGGAGTGACCCCTCCATTGTCGTCCTGGCGCAGAATGATAGACGTCGCCGGCTCGACCATCGGCGAAGGATCAGCCGTGAATCCGTCCCAACTGGCCAATCGGTCGGACGCACCCTGGCCTGTGTCCTGCCAGCAAGCCCCGCCGCCCCCCACTGTAAAACCAGGCATTACGCCCTCCTGACCGGTTTGCGTCTGAACAGCCGGCACCAACCTCCGGCGGTAATGTGCCCCCTCACGCGCTCGCATGAGTTGGGCGGCTCAAAGTGGCGGCACACAGCACAGTGGTCGCCGAATGACTCCCCCCGGCCGTAGTGAACCGAGGACTTCTCGACTTTGGTGGGTTTACTGTCCTCCACCGCCGCCTCCTGACCCGAGGCCGGTCATCAACTGAATCGCGTTGAGGCCACCCCCCACATCGATGTTGCTGGCGCTCTCGCCGACGTTCGCCGCTTGCTGGGCGCCGGCGAGCATTTTCTGGGCCTGAATCTCTTTGGCCTGCTGAGCAGCAAGAGCCGCCACCTGATCTGGCGTTCGGAGGATCTTGGCCGGAAGGAACAAGTCGGCGCTGTATTCCCTGATCCAGGCCTCGGGATTCCACACGTTCGCAACCGATGGATTGGTCTGCTGCATCGGTCCGACGATCTGGATGAATCGTTCGAGCGCGGCGGTCTTCGCGGCTTTCTGAGCCAAGGCGAGCACCCCGACGTATTCAATTCCGATCGGTTGCCCAATGAGCGATGGCGGAAGCGGCGGGAGGAGCAACTTCCTTTCCATAATCCGAAAAATTCGGGCAATCGCCGGGGCGAGCATCTCGTTCTGCAATCGCTCGACGACCGGCCCGAGTACTTGCAGCTTTTCCTGGTTTCTCTGGGCCACCTCGAAGGCGGTCATCTGCTTGGTGACCTGTTCCAAACCCATGAACAGATCGACGAAGAAGCCCTTGTTAATTCTGGCCTGAACCGCGGCCATGGATTCCATGAACTCGCGGATTTCCGGGTTGACCGTGTAGACTGGCCGCATCCCCTTGTCGGCTGAGAGGGACTGGACGTAGGTGATCCGGCCCGGAAGGATCGAGGACGGCTCGTTCTTCATATCCAGGGAGGCCAAAAGGGCTGGCCTGACGAGTTTTTCTTCGGCTTCGGCAAGCCGCGCCGCCATCACCTGAAGCTGTAAAATGGCCGGCAGTACATCCATGCCGACCGATCGGCCGTACGCGTCATTGGAAGTGACGGCCCAGCGGGGAACAACGAACGGCGGTTCGTGAAAGCCACCCCACGACATCGGATATTCGCCGTTCAGGCCCCAGCACCAATAGGTCTCGCGCCACGCAAACCCGCCGGGGACGACGCCGATGTCCTCTTCATCCTCGAGACCGGGAACCGTCACCGGGAAATTCGGCTCGATCATGTGGGCGACCAAACACTCGACCTCGAGCGCCGCGCCCTTCTGCTTCCATTGGTCCTGGACTTCCTTGGGGCAGTTCTCCAGTTCGAACATCTCGACCATCGCACTGACGGTCATGACGAAGAGCCGGCAGAAAACGCCGATCCGGTTCCCAGAGGAGGATGAGAGCAGGTATTCCCCGGGGCATGGGGTGTAACAGCGAATGAGGTCCTTCTCGTCCTCGTAGATGAGCATCGGCCCGGTCCCGAAGGTGACCAGGTCCTCGAACATCTGGGCCGCTTCCTGGTAGAAGTTCGACCGGTTCATCACGACGGCGATGCGGTTTTCGACTTCCTCGAACCATGCCGCTGCCTCGGGAGGCGCCTGTTCCCGGGAAGTGAGGGCCGGCTTTAATTTGAACCACTGCCGCGAGGGCGACATCTCGTTCGACATCAGTCCTGCGGCGCAGGTCCGCATCGCCCAGGTCCCGGTTTCGTCAAGGATGGCCTGGTTGATCGCCATCCCTCGGATCATCGTGTTCGGGGTCGGCTGGGCCGAATTGATGAAGATTCCGCGACGCGGAAGGATGTACGACTCAAGGAGGGAGTAGTGCTCCATCCATGAAAACCGCCACGACCGCATCATATTGAGGCGCTGTTCCTGGTGAGGACGCAGCGCCTTCCAGAATTTGGGGGTCGGGGTTTTGCGGGAAGGAGTCGAAGGCGTGCGGGACAGTCGTGCAGCGCTCGCTCCGGCGTAGGAGATCGACCGCTGAGTACGAGGGCGCGAACGGACCTGGGTTTCGCTCAAGGCAACGGGCGTCCCGCGAGGGGTTACGCGGGCCCGGGTGCTTCCTCATCGCCTGCTGGTAATGCGGCTATTGCGGCAGTAAGACCTGGAATGTCAAGGACGCGATGGAAGGGCGCCTATCTGCGGCGCAGCCAATCCCGGCGCCGCAGTTCGCTGAGCAGCATTTCGTCCGAAAAGGCCTCCAGGCCGGTTACAGAGTCCGGAGGATAGTTGCGCCTCAGCCATTTGAGGCTCTTATTTCCGAACCCCTCGCAACGCAGCAGCTCGCTATCGCTCATGTGGCGAAACTCGTCGAGTGTCCTTCCCGAATTTATGACCACGTTGCGAATGCGCGTGGGGATTTCTTCACTCACGTCCACGGCCCGACATCCCTGTTCGGCTTCATCCGCTCGGCAAAGCAGCTCTGCCGCTGGCAGACCCAGAGGTAATGGTAGGAGCCGCCCCAGCGGTGAAAGCCGAGGCGGCAGAGCAGCCAGCCCATCAAGTGACAGGCGGGTTCGTGATGACGAACGGCGACCGGCTGACGAAGGTCATCGCCTGCTTGAAATGCTCGTCGCTCAGCTTGATGAGCGCCTTGATGATTTCGATGTAGAGCGCCGCATACTCAATTTGACCGGCTGAGTAGGCCTCGAGCGCGCGGTGAACGACATCGCAGCCGGGTGACACCGTGATGGTCGGCGTATGCCATCGGTCGTTGACGATTTCGATCAGCCTTGGATCAAGGACCATCTGACGCGCCCGGTAGCACTCGCGGCAACGGCACCCGACGCGTGGGGCTGTTACGGGCTCCGGGCGCTCTTCGCATTCATAACGGCTCATGAGCGCGGTACCTTTACGCCGGGAAACTCGGCGAGGATTTCTTCCAGCGTCATAAGCCGATGACGCACGAAACCGCCGCCTTCTCTGACCCACTCGCTCCACTCCCGCTCGGTTGCGGGAAGTGGAGGCGTGTAACACCGGATGATGTCGTCATCGTCCACGGCTCACTCCTTCAGGGCTGCGTCGATCATGTCACGCCAAATGTCCAGGCCACTGGGATTCTCACCAGCGATCGGTGGATAAGCGTCCAACATATCCTCAGTTGGATCGCGCATGGCCCCAATCGCAGTGCGAGCCAGTTTCTCGAGATCCCGCCAACTCGTCCCTTTGAAGCGACTCCCGTCGAAGGCAACCAGCGAGTCGCCAAGCTTCCTTGAATCAAACATGGCCCGTGCGACTTTTTCCACTATCTGGCTCATATTGCGACTGTCCTTGCCAAACATTCGGCTTTGTTTGCGATGTGACGCAGTTCAACCAGGCGCAGAACGGCGGCTTTCAACCGGATGTAGGGGCACCCGGGGCCGACGTCCGACAGTGCAGCGGCAATCACCTCTTGTTCGGCATCAGCCAGTTCCCTGACGCGATCCTTACGCTCTTGGGGTGACCCACCGCGTTCCGCCCAATAACGGTCCAGATCGGCCTGATTTTTAATTTCCGAGATTTCAGTCATGCCGCTGGCTCCCCAATGTGGTAGACAACCCTCACCAGTCGTGGTCCTGATAAATGAGGCGCCCATCGTCGACCGCCGTGACCCGAACACTGTAGGCTTCGTGCCCACAATGGCGGTTGCTATCGTCCTCGCCAGCCGCGTCGCAAAAGAAAATCTCGCGATTGCAGTCGCAGGCGAAGTTGCCCTCGCCCCAGATGAAATCACCGTGCCAACTCATACCGGAGCAGACCTCGCGAATGAGACCATCGGCATTGCGACGGATTTCGTAGCGGACCGCCGGGCCGTTTTCGATCCACTCGCTCACGGCTCAATCTCCTCCACCAGCAATGCTACAGGCGATCCTTCGCGGATGACATGCAAGGCGTAGCTTTCCACGCTGGTCACCTTGAACGACCTCGACGGATCGAGGCCTGCACCATCAATCCGCCAAGTGCCCTTCCAGGCATCCAGCCCGTCGCCCTTGTCCCACCTGAAGGGGCAGCGCCCGGCATAGACGTGTGGAAGACGCCTGGGACTTTCCATCCCTTTCGGAAGCGGATAGACCTGATCCACCGTAAAGACGCGGCGGTCAACCGTGGCCCGCAGCTCATCCTTCAAGGCCGCATCAACGCCAGCGCGCCACGCCTCGTCAAGATTGATGCTGTCGCGCCCTTCGCCGGGTTCGGGGCTCCAGGACTCGAAATCGGACCCTTCCATAGCTTCGACCATCGCTTCGGTGGGCTCTCGCATCACCTCAATGGCGGCTCGGGCTGTTTCCAACACGGTTTCGCGCAACTCAGCGGAGGTCTCAGGGCGCAGTGGCGATCCGAAGAACGACTGTTCTATCGCCCGCGCCACCCGCTCGATCATCTCATTCACGGCTGCGGGTCCATCACAACAAGTTCCGTATCGCCAGCCGCCGTCGGGACGAGTTCGAACCATTTCCGGGCCATGCTATCGAACTGCCTGGGCCGATGGTCTGGGTGAACGCAAACCACATTTCCCTCTGGCGTAAACCGACAATCCCAACCCATCGGGAGGTTCGTGAGACACTCGGTTCCGCTTCGGCCGCGCGCCCCGCCTGTATAATTTACGTGGTCGCTCAAAGCACGAACCTCCCGCTAAGACCGCAAGATCAGCCTGAGAAATCGTCCGCATCAGGCATCCGCTCAGCCTTACCGCCAAACAGGGACACCCACAACCGGTCCCGCTCCGCGACGATCTCGCGGTACTCAGTCTCCGTCAGATTCCCCACATGCGCGAAATACGGCCGCTCGATGTCCTTTTCGGTCGCTCCGGAGATATCGCTGAATCTCCTGCCGCACGAGCAGGCCCCAGAGATCGGGTCAAATACATGGCCAGCGATCACCGTCACGACGCTTCGACCTTTGTGGTCCTTGTTACTTCTATCAGCACAGGGACGCCCTTGGCGTACCGTATGACGATCTGGCCCCAGAAGTCGCTGGGCATGGACGGCGGCTCTATCTGCTCCGGCACGCACACTGGCGCCGCCCTCCGGTCTGTATCCGATTTGCTCAAACTTTTAATCCGCGCGCTTTTTCATTTCACAAACAGCGCGGCGAGCTTCGTGCCGATCGGCGAGCCGAGGCCGGTGCAGGGATCAGGCCCTACACGGGCGCGATAAGAGCCGTTGTCACCTTGAACGACGTCGGTGAACGCCAAATGATTGGCCCATGCTTTAGGACCGACGAACGGCAACTTCCGGCCAAATGCAGCGAACAGGCCTGCGTAGAGCGGCGCGACCGCGCTGGTGCCCCCGACGACCTGGACCTGTCCGGCAATCACGACGTTGTAGCCGGTGTTCGGGTCAGCATTCGCCGCAGCGTCAGGAACCATGCGACCAGTGCCGTGAGGGGCGCCGTTCATCCAGGCCGACGTGGGATAGAAGGTCGAGAACCCACCTCCGGTGCCTTCGCCGTCCGCATTTCCGGGATTGTTGTTCCAGACGGTCTCCGGACCGCTCTGCGGAAGGCTTGTGCCGCCGCACCCAAAGACATATCGGGCACTGGCAGGCGCGTCGACGTTCGCCGCCCCTGGACCGCCATCGGAGGAATCGTTGTCGCCCGCGGCAGCGAAGGTGATCATGCCTTCCTCGGCGGCGGCGCGGGTGACATCTCCCAGGGCTGACAACGCTTCACCACCCCATTGGGCCTCATCGTTGCCCCACGATACGCTGCATACATCGCACCCATCACGGTGGGCTTTCTGAATGCAGGCGGTAATGTCCGACCCCCAGTACATCCGAATGCTCGCCGGCTTGCCGGTGGCAACGTAGTACGAGGCGGCGGCGACCTGAATATCCAAGGCCACCTCCCCATCACTGTCGGGGTCCTTGCCGGGCGCATTGGTCAGATCGAGGGGGACATCCGTGATGGTCGGAACGGCAACGCCGTTTGCGTGGCAGAACTGTAGAAGATCAGCGGGAAGCCATCCTCCTCCGCACTCAACGATGCCGATGACGCCACCGCCAGCCAAACCGGTGGGCCATTGATACCTACGGCAAAGTGCCGGAACGCTCCACGGCTGATCGACGACGGCCCTTGGTTTCTTGATGTAAGGATGAAATGTCACGAGTCTTCTCCTACAAGCCTTAGGTTGGCTTTCTGCGGCTCGAACGGGAACGGCACTGCGTGGTGCGGGACCGGTCGCATGCGGAATTCCATGATGACGGCCCCATTCGGAAAGGTCCGGCTGATCGGCAAAATGTAACGCCAGGTCATGTCTTCTTCGATTTCCGCCTCTGTAACTCCGCGCACGAGTTCGTACTCAAGTTCGGAGAGAAGCCGCTCTATCCTCTCCTTCCGCATGGTCGCTTTGGTGCTCGGCATTCCCGGTTCCTATCCGCAAAAGTAGTCCAACCACCGTCGCACCCCGGCCTCCACATAGCTGATCAGCGCCTTGCGACCGTCATGCACCGCCGCGGCCCGATTTGCCAACAACCCAAGCCCGACAGCGGCAACGCTCTCTGGATCGGCGGGGTCTGGCGCCTGCCAGGAGCGCGGTGACCATTCCAGGGCGTCTGTCACAACCGAGGGAACGCCTTCGGCGATACCGTCAGCGCAAACTACGCAAAAAGTCTCGTCAAACGAGGGATGCAGACAAAGATCCATCGTACCGACGATCTGGCGGAACTTCGACCATGCTGCCCACTCGATCGTGTGAAGCGACGCCCAGGGCAATCCGTCGAACAGTTCCTTCCGGGCCTGGGAGTAGCCCCAGGTCTGCTTCCACCGGTCGGCGTTGACGAACAGTTCCAGCCGGACGTTCAACTTTCGGGCGATTGACAGCGCCGCCATGGCCGCGACCTCCTGGTTCTTCCAGGGGCGGTTTTCTCCAAATGAGCCAATCCTGACCGGATCGTGGTTCCTGCGATGGTGGACTGGTTCGACGAAGGTGCCTGTATCATAAAGGTTCGGCAGCAGTAACGGCCTGACCCCGTAGATGCCGAACCACTCGAAGCGCGGATTGTTGCCCGCCACCTTGAAGTTGTGGGTGGCTCTTTGCAGGTGGAGCAGTTCCCTGATCCTTTCGGGACCGTGATCGTCGATGCACAGATAGGCCAGGCCGGTATGGGCGAGCATAACGAACTCGACCTCGGGCCATCTCTGGGCCAACTCCGCAAACTGATGCGGGACCAGGAAATTCGGAGTCGAGACGATCACATGCGTGATCGGACGCCCCGTTTTGTGCTCCTCGCTTTCCAGCCGGTGGCAAAGCTGCTGGAATGTCTGCACGCCCCAGCTTTGGGCATCGACGCCGTGCTCCCGCAGAACCCGCATGTTGCAATTGATCGTGATTCCGAGACCGGCTTCACTTCCCGGGAGCGACGGCTCTCGCTTGTGGATCACGAAAACACACCGGGCCGAGGCGATGTGCGGCGCGACGTGGTGAGGGCGGCGGGGGACCGGGGCTTCGTCGCGGGAGTCGGGGATCACAGCGCTCCCTCTTCTGGGAATGCCTGAGCAAGCACGTCCGACACCGCCTTACGGACGGCCGGTTGGATTTGTCTTTGGAGGTCAAAGATCGCCGCGCTGACAGCACGCTCAATCACCGCCTTGGTGCCATCGCGGACGGCGTTTCGAACGATGGCTGGCAAGTCATTCTTCATGCATTCGAGTTCGGAGTTCACCAACGCCTGTAGGTCAAGTTCCCGAGCGGATAGCGCCTGCAAGATGTTGAGGCGCATTGATTCTACTGAGAGTTCGAATCGCAATAGCGCGCCATCCCCAGGAATTGTCATGCTAGACCTTCCTCCATCAGCCGCGTTCTCAGTTCCCCGACGTTGGGCAAGAGATCGAGGATTTGCGCCGTGTTCTGGCCGCCGTTGCGCATCGACAAATCGAGATCGCGCAAGCTGTCCGAAGGGAGGTCGAGAAAGTCGGCGATCTTGCGGAGCGTCCCGATCCTGGTGTCCGCGTCCTTGCCGGTCAAACGTTCCTGAAGAACAGTCAGAACCGGCGACAGATGCGGCTCAACAGCATTCCATGCAGCCCGCACCCGTTTGGCGTTACCGATCAGCCGAGGCACGTCCAATGGGTTGAGCCTTCGTGTGCCACTCCGTAACTCGGCAAACCGCTCCTTCGCTTCTTTTGGCCACCACGCATCCAACTGACCGGCAACATCGTTGCTGATCAGCCGCTCGAGTTCGTTGAGCCGGATCAGGTGAATGTGGCGATAGCCGAAAGCGGTCGATCGTTTCGCCAGACCGACGTTGAAGTCATCGTCGAACCACTCCGGCAAATGTTTGAAGCAGGGCCGATCAGAGAGGGCCAGAGACAGCCCAGAGATCAGCTTCTCATTGGTGCGTTGCTTCTGCCAGTCCGCATAGGCCCAGTTGAGCCGGTTGGGCGGTGGGCCGAAATGAAACGGCTCGTTCTCGGCGTTGGTCGCGCTCGCGAGGCTTGTCGACGATGTCCGGGTCGCCGCCCAGATTATGAAATGATATGCCATCAGCCCACCAACCATCCGCCGATGCGGACCGACAATCGTTGACGCCGCATCTGAATCGCCTGGCGCACCTTCTTCTGGTCAAGCGAGTGATCACACGCCTCGCACTTGATCAAACCGTTGCTGAGAAGATTGGGGTGGAGACAGCCGGGGCACATCCAGCCGACCCGGCTCGGGTCTCCGATGTCTCTGTAAGGCGTGAGATGCGACACCCGTGGTGCTTCCTACTCGGTTGTCGGCTGATAGGACCGAAGGGCACCGATTCCCAAGGGGTCTGCTGCGTGATCGTACGGTGAAAGTTACCCGAGCAGTGAACGTTTCGCGGCGGCGGCTCCCACCGCCGGCTGAGCGCTCCCACCAAGGCCGCCGACCAGGTTGCCGACGATGCCTGGGGGAGAGGCGGTCACCCCGTTCATTCCGTTGATGACGTTGCTGACAACCTGCTGAACGCCGCCGGACGTCGGGTTGGCCGGACTACCCGGCGGATTCGGATTGGCGGCGTGGAAGTTGGCGCCCATTATCCCAGCAGGGAGCGCTTTGTATCAGCGGTGGTCGGCTGCTGGCCCTGCGCGCCGCCCTGGTTGGTGATGGTGCCCCCGAATAATTGCTCAGTGTTAACCAGATTTTGCGCGGCAACATTCGTGGACGCCTGCGCCAGCGTGCCAGGCGCCGCGGCGGCCGGCGGAGGAGGCGGCGCAGCCGGTGTATGGGGGGATGAAAACAGAGCGCCGATGTTATCTCTCCTTCGAAACGGACGGCGGCGTCTGAGCCCGGCGAAAGGACGTAACTCCGGCTCCTATGGTGGCGACCACCTCGGCACCACCGTCCAGAGACAAATTGCGCAGCCTTGGGGAGTCACGTCAACGGCCATAACGCGAGGGTGTCCAGCGGTCGCCGTGCGGCATCCAGGTGTTCTGGCCGGACGAACGACCTTCATTCCGACCGACCCGCCATGCTTCGCCCATCGGCTGGTACTCGGACTCGTGGGCGGAACGGAGTCGGCTCGTCAGGACGGCAGTGTGGTCGCGCGGCTGGACAGGCATCGCGAATGTGCAGGCAAGTGCGTCCGCATCGTCGGGAGAAGGCAGTCCGCGAGACCGCATTTCGGACTTTCTCTCAAGGATGATGGCGTCGATCCCTTCCAAAGCCCGGTAGTCGTACTGGATGCTGGTCATGCCGTCGATCAGGTCCCGATCATTGTCGATCATACCCGTCTTGAGCCAATCGCGCATCAGGCCCCACATTTGGGCCCGCAGGTTGTAATAACTGTCATTTCCTCTACCGGCCAAAGCCCGGGCGCCGAAGGCGATTTCTATCACCGGGATGCCCAACTGACGGCAGCGATCGACTACCCCGCCTCCTGGGCCACCGACGTCGATGAACACCGCATCGGGCCGGTGCAGTTCGTACTCGGCCACCACGATGGCGGCGAACTCCATGGTGTCCGATCCTCGATACTTGATCGGCGGGATGGACCTTGCGTCACGACCGCGACGGAACCGGATCACGCTGCCATCGGGGCCGGTCCGGGCGCAGTCAACCCCCATGATGAGAGGATCGTAGACCGTGGCCTGGATGTCACGATCAGGAGAGGCGGCGTCTTCGGCCAACCGAATCGGGATGAACTGGCCCGAACTGGCGTCCGGGAACTGCCCGAGCACGCGGATTTTGAAGAAGTCCGAGTCGATGCCGTGATCGGTCTCCCATTCCTTATACAGTTTCTTGTTCGACATACGGGCGTTGCGCCCATCGACATGGTGCGGGTTCCAGCGATGTCTGAACCGTCCAAAGCAACTCCGAAAGCGCCCGTTATTGTGGGACGGGTTGCCGAACACACCCCAGATGATTTCGGTGTTGGCATCAGTCAGGGCGCCTTCGGCGGTCTCCCAGATGATATCGGCAATATCGGCCGCCTCATCGAAGATCAGCAGGATGCGCTTGTCCTGATTATGAAGACCGGCGAAGGCCTGGGGGTTCTTTTCCGACCACGGCACTGCGTCCACGCGCCATGTCCGCTCGTGCTTTGGATCAGACGAATAGATCGAAGTAGCCGTAACGACGAACATGTGCTCGCCAATGAACAGCCGATGCCATTTCGCGAGTTCGGCCCAGGTTTTGGTTTTTAACTGAGTCTCCGTATTTGCCGTGACAACGCCTTTACAGTCTGTCATAGTAGACATGGCCCACAATATTAGCCAGCTTACTAATCCCGACTTGCCAACACCATGTCCGCTGGCTATAGCCTCCCTTATGACTTCGTCAATACTCTTAAGGCCGTCCCTTATTTCTTTGAGAACGATCGTCTGCCAGACGTCTGGACCCTCGTGGTTCTCAAGTTCGGTGCCTTTGACGCCCCACGGGAAACACAGCAGGACGAACTGGTAGGGGTCCTTGCTGACCGACGCGAGGAGCGTGGCCAGCCGGTCGAGGTCACGCTGGCTCGGCACTGGGCGGCGTCTCGGTTGGACGAATGTCGGCCCACCTCAGTTCGGCGGCGCGGACCGGTGAAACCACCGCGTTGCCGTTGATCCAATGGCCAGAGCGGTTCTCCCAGCGGATCGGCCAGACCTCGCGGTTGAAGACCTGCACCCAGTGCCAGGTCTCCGTATTGTGCTCCTCGGGAGGGCGGACCTCGGGTTTTGACATTGCGCCGCTATAGCGCGGTCAGGACCGATTCGGCTTATCGTTGCCGCTCCGCTCATCTTCCTGCCGAAGATCGAATGCGTTGTGAACGAAAACGCCATCCTCCCAAAACGGTCGGCATGGGCAATCCTCGCTTTGCAGCGCATGCCGAATCAGGTCATCGACAGGACAGACTACAATCGGGCCACCATCTGGCGTGGCGATGCACTGCCAACTGCGACTCACGGAGTCACGATCACGGCCTTCCAGCCGCGCCGGATGAAATAGTTCCGCAGTTGCTGCCGCGACTTGCCCACGCAGGCCTTACGCAGGATCGGCGCGGCCTCGGTACACCGGTTACCGACCACGACGAGCCCGGCGCAGAAGTGCGGCGCGCGGACCTGGACCAGCGTTTCGCTCATCTTACGATCATCACCCGCCAGGACTTCCCACCGGTCCGTGTCCAGTGGATGCCGGGTTCAGGAGGCGGCGACATCCACCAGAGCGCCGGTGCGCCGACTATCGCTGTGACATCGCTCAAACGGGCCTGGGCGGCAGGCTGCCACGCAGCCTGCCGCTGTTCTTCCGTTGCCTGGGCTGCCGAGTAGCCTACGCCGGCCCCCGTCCCTAGCAGCGGGCCGAGAAGGCCGCTCACTCCGCCGTCTCCGGCTGCCGCTTCAGGCTTTCGATATATTACGCCCCGGTCGGCTGACCGTCAGCGTGCACCCAGCAATGAATGTCGCTCAGTCGGACGCAAACGAAGTTCTCGCAGCCGTCCCAGTGGCAGCGCGCCCACTCCCAGTCCTCCATGCCTTCGCAGGTGAACTCCTCAGAGCCGCGCGGCCCGACGATTCCCCAGACAGGTAGGTTGCTCATAGTCCGTACATCTCCGCCCGCTCCGCTTCCTCGGCGGCCAAGGCCACTGCCGCCCGAGCCCGCCGACCTTCTTCTTCCCGGATGCACGCCGGACATAGGCTGGCACCGTTAAGGAACCGCCCATGGCGCGCGCACGTACGACCTAGAGGGTGCTCCAGGGGAGTGGCCCGGATCACTGGCGCCCACGAAATGAACGGAGGATCAGTGATCATGGCACCGCTCCCGCCAACGCCGTTACCAACACAAATCCGATCGACACGCCGAACGCCAGGCAGGCTATGCCCGTCACAACCGTTTTCACCGACTTAGACATGATCTGTCCTTTCCGATTCCGGTCCATCACATCCCTCAATTTCTGCACATGTCAATATGGCTCCAAAAGAAAATGCCCCCGGAACCGATCGGCCCAGGGGCGAGTTTAGGAGGAAACGTTCAATGACCGAACAGCCGGTCACCTTGGCATGCCGCGCCAGCAAACCGATTCCGGTCAAGCCTTAACGCCCCTCGCCATCAGCGCTGCGACGCAGAGCGCGAGCGCGGGGGTGGCGGCCCCACAATCATCCCCTGAGCTACACCATGCGCTGGCAGCGCCGCCGTAACTGGCAACGCCCCATGACAGGTCGGCTGGCAATAAAGTCGCAGCAACCTCGACCCTTCTGGTCCAGCGCGGGACGAACTCGACACCTGCAGCCATCCATCCCCCGCCAAGGTCGGCGGTGAAGGTTTCAGGGTCTCGGCCGATCGCTCTGGCAATCTCCAGGTCCAGTTCGGTGCTGCCTTCGGTTGCAGCGCGCAGCCGCTCGATCACCGTCATGGCACGTCAACCAATGTCCGCATCTTGTCTATCGCATCAGCGCAGCGGCGCACCGCAGCCACCTCAGCGTCCCGCATCCTGGATTTTCGGCGGGACGCGAGTATCTCGCCAGCAATGCGGTCGCACAGATGGGCCGCATCCATCATCGCGCTGCGCATGCCGACGCGGAAGTCATGCCCGGGATACATCCGTAAAGAGGTTTCAAGAAGCTCTTCGGCATGCTCGATGTCGCATATATGGCCATCCGGCTCGGCGCGCTTCCCGATCATCGCTGAGGCTCCATCCTGTTCCCTCGCGGATCGTTGGACCAGGAGAGGCCGCTGTGAAAGAGGCCGGTGCCAGCCAGGGACGTCAGCAATGCGATGGGTCCGAATAAGGAAATGAGCATTTCCTCTGAGCGCTCTCGGGCTAATTCCTGGTCGCAGATAGCCGCCGCTCTAACCATGCGACACAAGTGATCGTACTCGACATTCCGGACCCGATCGTATGCCATCTGGCCTGCGTAGCTCAGCACCCCGCAACCGAGCCACAGAGCCAT